GCACCTTGAGGACCCGTGGCTCCTTGAGCCCCAGTCGCACCCTGAGAACCAACAGCACCTTGTGGACCTTGAGAGCCAGTTGCGCCTTGGGAACCTGTGGCTCCTTGGGCCCCCTGAGTTCCTTGCGGACCAGACGAATACGGCAACGCCGACCACGCAGATGTACCGTTACCAACTTTGAACTTACCCGTGTCGGTTTCCAACCCCATCTCACCCACAGCAAGAATGGGATTGACACTAGTCCAGTTAGAAGCCGTACCGCGTCGAAGTTGAATTTGCGTTGCCATCACACACCACCCGCATCCAAAGGAAGAATCCCACCATAAATAGAACTGGGATCTCCCCCATCAATATTATAAGTACCACCCATAGGGCCCTGAGGCCCATTAGCCCCAGCAGGGCCCTGAGGACCCGACAAACCAATAGGACCCTGAGGGCCAGCCTGAGTTGACATAACCTGAGTTACCGAAACAACAACAGATGGTGCAGCAGGATGCGTCGGGGACGCACCCGTAGGCTGAGAGTCCAACGACAATAATGTGGACGAACCATGCCAATAAATTTCAACGTAATCCCCATCATTAACAGCCTCACCCGTAAACGTAATTGATACAGGCTTCCATGAAGGTTCAGATGCACTTTTGCGGGCAGAAATCGACGAGAACACAGCCGAGTTAGCGTAATCAGTTCCATTTAAACGCAACCAAAAAGAACAATCATGCTGAGCATTATCAGTATTCTTAACCTGAAACAATGCTGTCATCGTGTAAACGCCAGCATGATTTAAGACAATGCGATTCCCTGAAACAAGGGAAACACCGTTGGAACCGTAAGAAGAACCAATAGAAACAATTTGCGAAGCAGTAGCAGAAACTAATGCTTGATCGGTCGAATCATAGAATGACCCGTAATATCCTGGTTCTCCAACGCCAGAGGCAGACCAGTCATGCAAAGACGCAAAGATGACTCTGAGCGTGTTTGAATTGAATGGTTCAACCCCTGGGACGGGGTTCTGCCAATCCATGTTTACCAGCCAATCGCAACGTAACTAACACGAACACCTTGGTTGCCAGCACGCTGCACGTCATAGCCACCGAATCCGTTTGCACCAACGGACGAAGTAAACGCACGAATAGTGAATCCGCTAGTTGACTTGGAAACAATGCTGATGAACTGAGTCGGCACGCCAGCATCACCGCTGCAAGCAACAACAGTACCAACCGTGCTGGGAAACGCTGAAGTAAACAGCACCGTAGCCTGACCAAACGCATCCGTGCTGACAACAGCATCCGCAGCCTTGATGATCGGATTAGTAGGAATATCGCTGACGGTCGGACGTGCTGCAAGACCATTATCCTGCGCCGTCTTATTGTTCGTAACCGTAGTCGTCAGATTCGTGACCGAAGTGGTGATAGTGGCATCTTTGTCGTCCACATACTTCTTACGAGCAAACTGATTATCGCTAGTGGGATCAGTAGCAGGCCCAGACGGAATAGCCGTGAACGCCTTAGAAGCGTCACGGACAATCACCTCAGAGTTCGTGTAATTAACCAGATCATCAAAGTTCTGGTTGGCCTGATCGGACTCAATGGGAGTCCCAGGAACAAACGTGTAAGTTTTAGAAACAGCAGTCATCGAACCCTCCTGGGAACAAACTTAAAGATCAAACCATCAACACCCCAAAACACAGGGGCTTGAGGAACATCGGGATCAGCGACAGACAAAACTTCCCCACCAACCCGCAAAGAAACAGCACGAGCAATGCCAAGAGTGCTACCACGATCCACATAACCATAATTGCCAGTTCTGGCCCACAAAGACTCATCCCACTCCGAAGCAGGATCATCCCAAACGTCTTGACCAGAAGAACTTGGGCTAGCAGACGGAGTAAAAAGAAAGTTTTTAACCGTTACAGAGGAATCATAATTAGCGTATGAAGCGACAGGAAGATTGTAAGCCTGATCGACCTGAAGAATTGCTTCTGTGCGACGCCAACGTTTCCTGATAGCAGGTTCCCCAAGATCAATCCAACGGGTCCTGTAGTACGCATTGATCGGAGTCGCTTCCCCATCCAAAAGATCGTAATACAAATCATGTACATCAAGGGAAAAAACAGTATTAGTGCCATGCAAGTAAGCAAGATACTCTTCCCTGCGATGACCCCTAGCGTATGGACCCGCTTGCAACGAATACTTTGTCCAAGAACCACCTTGCTTCAAACGAGGATCAAAAACAAAAGTCATTCCACGAGGAATCCCAGGAAGTGTATCCCACGGAACACTAAGCCACAGACGATTCTCCACCCAACCCAATTCAACATCATCAAGAAATGCTGAATGAATAGACCCTTCCCGCATCGCAGGCCAAATCTGTTCAAACACCCAAGAAACAGTACGACCGTTGTAAACATTCAACCCAGTCTGATGATCGAAGAAAAACAATCCAGACGGAGTCGCAATAGCAGCCTGATGCGACACCGCACCAACCGTATTGGAAATGTTCACAACACTAAACGATTCAGCAGAATACCCGTAAACGGCATAAACTGAGTCACGTTTAAAAACAATTAGTTGATCGCCAAACGGAATAATTGCCGTAATCGAATCAGCATCTTTACCGTCGTCAATGTCAATGTAATCGTCAGAACGCCAATTCTCACCCGAATTGTCAAACGTATTAGCCCACGACCATCTGATACGGTTCGGATAATGAGTCCCAGACTCCCAAGTGCCAGCGACCCACAAATATCCGCTGTGAACGGCCATATGGTCGGCTCGTGGCACATTCCCAGAAGTCGGTGTGGTTGTGTTATTGAAACTTGTAGTCAACGTAGAAGCCGTTGAACCATCCCACTTAGCAACATCAGCGTCGCCTCTGGCCCAATAACTAACGTTATTGAATGTAACTGCACAAACATCTTGAGAAGCAGAACCCAGATTGGTGCCAACAGCAGTCCAAGCCCCACCTGTGCTGTAATACACAACAGCACCAACTTGAGCCAACGTAAACATTGTTCCAAAAGCATCGTAAGACCAAATAGCATTTGGCGCACCAGCCAAACCATCAGCAAACGGAGCCACCCCACGCCGAACCTGAAAACCCCCTCTGCGATCCATGTCCACATTCAACAAATCAGGCGATTCATTTTCAGCAAGCCTGAAAGTATCTGAAACAAGGTTCAGACCGCCCGTGAAATCACGCAAAGTATAAAGTTGCGTTCTCCTCGGTGTACTGCGCATCAGTCGAACGGGTAGTGCATACGGCTAGGACGACGGACCCTCGGTCCACCACCCAGCACAAGCGGATACGCACCTGGAGCATCGCCATACTGCTTTTTCAGTACATCCATTTCGGCATTGAAAGCATTGATGAACTGTCCAGCCATCTCAGGATCTTCCTGCTGCATATAAGCCATACCAAGCAGATACAAGCGAATGGCATCATGGAAATCTTCAGGGAAATCAGGAATTGCGCCAGCACCAGCAGCAACCCAATCATCAACCTTGCGGTAACCACGAAGATTCAAAACATCCACAAAATCTGGAGTGGGGTACAGCCGAAGAGTGTTCCCCCAAATATTGTAAAAAGTTACAAACCCAGAAGAAGTCTGATAAGGAAGATAAGCGGCTTCTGCCTCATCCCGTCCCATGAACACAAGACGACGATCATTTCGCACAATGCTGGTGATCTCATCACAATCAGGATCGAAATCATCCAAAGAATAATCACGTTGACCAGCAACCGTGTTCAACGTCCAAGACGCCTCAAAAAACGGCCAACGCTTACGCGTTCTGGAAATTTTAATAGTCGCATCACGAGCCCACACATCCAGCAAAGCATTAGGAACTTCGGATTCATCCAAATCTAAATGCTGCCGAACATAAACACGCAACTGGTCAAGAGTGTAAGCCATTACAATTCGCCCCTAGAACGAAGATGACCAACACACCAATCGGTGCCATTGGCCTTACGCGCCCGACAAGGTTCACCAGCCTTAGTGATACCAGAACAACCGATGTGCTTATCCACAACAGTTTTCGTTGGCAAAGAAGCCCCCGAACCTGGCATTGGAGTAGCAGCAACCTGATGTTGCACACGAGAAGAGTTTGTGGATCCCCCCATGACAGGTGTAGCGTTTGAACCGTAACTGACAGCGATTTGCCTCAAAAAAACTCCCTAGAAAGCGAACGGGGCGGGGGCATAGACCCCCGCCCCGAATCGTGTATTACTGGTTTATCAGGCCGTGCGGTTGGTGAGAACACCCTGACGCTGACGGTTGCTGACGGTCAGTTCGCCGTAGCACAGGATCTGTGCGTAACGAGCGTCCTGGTTGTTCGGACGGACAAACGGGGTCGGCTTGAACCAGTTGCCCGAATGTCCGACAAGACGGATGTACTTCGTGTTCAGGAAGAACATATCGGTCGCCGTGACGTAGTTGTCATAGACGACAGGCGCACCCTTGAACAGAAGGTTCTGGAAACCACCATCGGCGGTCTTGGAATCCATGAACCGCTCTTGTGGCTGAAGAAGATCCTCGTAAGCCTCAAACAGAGTCTGAGAGGTGAGGATCACGTTCGGCTGGTCGTTTCCAACGGCAACGCTGTTGTAAGCGGTACGCATCGACGGAAGGTCAAGCGAACCAGCGTTGCTGTCCACGAACGAAGCCCACCAAGCATCCGAGTCAGCGTCAATGCCACCAACGACACCGTACTGATCCTTCACGAGAGCCTCAAGGCCAAGCCAGTCCTTGCCCGAGTTGCCAGTACCATCCGAGAGAATGAACATCTCATCGAACTTCTCAGTAATGGTTTCCTCAGCCTGGAACGTCTTAGCCTCAAGAAGATCAATGATCTGCTCTTCGCTGTTGTTCTGAGCCTCTTCGATACCAGA